ATAGGAAAAGATTACGAAGAAATTAATTTCGACAAATCTATTTGTTATAAAAAATGTTTTATTCCGTTAGGAGGAGAGAAAATTATAAACATAACTAATGATGGTAGTTCTATAAATGATCTTTGGCATATAATTAATAACGCAAAAGCTCTTGTTACATTAGATTCTGGGCCATTACATTTAGCCGGAACAACAGACACTTGGATTTTTCAAATAGGTTCCGCAAGACATCCAGAATTTAACGCTCCATATAGAAAAGGCTCACAAAATTATAAACATAAATTTATTGGTGGCGAATGTTCGTTGTTTTGCGCTAGTGATATAAAATATTCAGTTAGAGAATGGAATACTATTAATTCAATTCATTATTTACCGATGTGTCAAGAAAACTATGACACAATGCGTTGTCAGCCAAATTTTACAGAAGTTTTTAAAGAAATTAAATCAATAATAATTTAATTTAAATAAAAATTTTAGCTATTTATAATATAAATGAAAATTTTAATAATTAATCCACACTTGTCAACAGGTGGCTGTCCTGAATATTTATATCAATTTATATTAAATAACAAATATAAATATGAATCTATAAAAGTTATTGAGTTTTCTAATTTTTCTAACGAATACGTCGTACAGAAAAATAAAATTAAAAATTTAATTGGAGAACAAAATGTGATTTGTTTGGGTGACTTTTGGGAAGATGACATTACATTTGAATCTAAAAAATATGAATTATTAAATATAATTAAAGATTATGATCCTAATATTATTTGGTTTAATGAGTTTCCAGAGGCTTTTGAATATAAACTGCCTCCCGAACAATTGATTAAAAAAATATATAGTCTAGATAGAAGTTATAAAATAATAGAAACCACACATAATAATAGTTTTGATTTTAATAGTAAAGTTTTTATGCCTGATGAGTTTATGTTTTGTTCTGAATTGCATTTGGAAAAGTCAAAAGACATCAATATTAAAAAATATATTTGGGAAGTTCCAATTGAAAATAAAGAAAGACCAAATAGAGAAAATGTTTTGCGATCTCTAGGTCTAGATCCAGATTTTTTACATATTTTAAATGTTGGAATCTTTAATGCAAATAAAAATCAAAAATATATATTTGATTTAGCAGAAAAATTAAAATATTATAAAATACAATTTCATTTCATAGGTAACTCTTGTTTTTTAAATGAATGCGGAATTGAACAGGGCAAATTATTATTAAATAATTGTAAAGTTTGGGGTGAAAGATCGGATGTTGACGTATTTATGTCTTGTATGGATATGTTTTTGTTTCCGTCGTATAACGAATTAAATCCATTGAGTGTGAAAGAAGCTTTGTCTTGGAATATGGATGTAGTTTGTAAAAAATGCGATAATTATACAGGAAAATATTTAAATATATCTAATTTTTATTTATTAGAAAATATAAATGTATCTGATTTCATCCTAAATAAATTAAAAAATTTAAAACAAATAGAGTATAAAAAATCTAATGAAATTAAATTCGCTTTATACACTTCGTTTTATAATTGTTCTAAATATGTAGACACTATCTTTAATAATGTTTTAAATTTAAAATATGATAATTTTACTTGGTTCGTAACTGATGATTTTAGTACAGACAATACTAAAGATGTGCTTTTTAATAAATTAAAATCATTAAACACTGATAAAATAAAATATGTAGAACAAAAGTTCAAAAAAGAAATGTATTGGCAACCGAATAATTTTATAAATAAAACTTTTGAATATATAGTTTTATTGGATGCTGATGATTATTTTGATTTAAATTTTTTAAACATATACAATAAATTCATCTCGCACGACAAATCAATTCATCTTATAACATCTGATTTTAAAAAAATAAACGAGACGGGCGGCAGTTTACATTCGTTAGGTTTATTGGATAATAGCGAATCTTTAAAAACAAAAATAAACAAATTTCATCCATACGTTGATTATTTAAATAATTTAAATTACTATTGTTTTGGATATTTAAGATGTTTTAAAAATATTAATGAAATACAATTTTTAATAAAAGATTTTGATGCATGTGCCGAGGATTCTTATCATACTATGTATGTGAATTCATTTGGTAAGTGGCTCCACATACCGAGGAATTTATACACATGGACGTATAGAGAAAATTCAGAATCCAATAGCGTAAGAAAAGATAATTTCAATAATAATTTTGATACAGCTTATCAAAAAATGATTAATTCAGATTCTTTAATCGATACTAGGTTTAATTGTTTATATAAAGAAACATGCGCTTTAAATTATCTTGATTTAAATTTTAATGAAAGCTTATCTATTTTTACAAAAAATAAAAATACTGAATTACTGCGTGATTTATTTTTTGATAAAAAATTATCAATTAATGACGCTTCTTATTCTGATGTTTATTTGTTTATTTATAACGATTTTAAAGATTCCGAAATAAGTGAAATTTCCACAACGTTAAAGAATAAAAATGCTAAAATAATAATATACAATCAATTCGATAAAAAGTACGATTCAAACGACGAGAAAGACGATCAAATCAGTCAGAATCGCGATTTATTTTTAAATAATTTATCAAAAACATTTGATATTAATTATTGGTTCTCTTATATTAGGCATTTATATGTTACAGGTGAGGTAAGTAAAAATTTATTTTCAGATATTGAAGAGAATAATATTATAAATATTAATGGTTTGAATCCTGATGATTGTAAGATAGATTATAGTTTAGGCGATGGTTTTAAAGGTTTATATGATTTACAAATAAATGATTGCAATTCTAATCTTCTTATTTATAAAGAAAAATTATTTTTAAATAAAAACATAAGCTATTGGACATCTTTTAAGTTCGCTAAAAATATTATTTATGATGACGTCTTTATTAAATTTTTAAAAGATGATGTGGTTGTTTTTAATAAAAAATATAAAATAAATAACGCACCGTCAAATGCGGCTATATTGCTAAAAGATATGAAATTTGAATCTGATTTTGACTGCGCTTCATATGTTGAGGTGTTTACAATAAATCAATATAATAAATATGGAATTTCAGTTGAGAAAGATGATGTGGTTGTGGATATTGGTGGGAATCTTGGGGCTTTCATAAAATTAAGTTTACTAAATGAATGCAAAAAAATTTATTGTTGTGAGCCTAATCCAAATTGTATTAAATTGATAAAAAAACATTATGGCGACAATGATGAATTAATATTAAACGAGTATGCTATTTCAGACAGTGCAGGTATAAATTATTTAAAATTAGACATTAATAATAAAGTTTCTGGAAGCTCGCAATTGATTAATGCGGAAGCGTTTTGTAAAGAAGATAATAATTTAATAGAAGTAAAAACTAATACATTCGCTAATTTTATTAAAGAAAATAATATACAAAAAATAGATTATTTAAAGGTCGATTGCGAAGGAGGAGAAAATTTCATATTCAATAAAGATAATATAGAATTTATAAAAAACAATGTTAAAAAAATTGCAGTAGAATATCACAATGGATATAAAAATGAAATAAAAAAATTACTAATAGATTCGGGATTTTTTGTTATTGAAGACGTTTTTTCTGAAAATTTTGGCTTTTTATACGCTTCTAAATTCATTAATATAGTAAATGAATCTGGTAGTTTGGGAGACGCTATTGCATGGACGCCAATCGTAAATAAATACGCTGAAGAAAATAAATCTAAAGTTAATTTTTTCACTCCTTATAAAGAGTTGTTTATTAATTCATATCCAATGATAAATTTCTTTGATTATAAATTAAAACCAAAAAATAATAGTATTTCAATCGGTTGTTTTGATGAAAAAATATGGCGACCATTATCTTTACAACAAATAGCTTCCGATATTTTAAAATTAGAAAATAAAGAGGTTAATTGCAAATTAGATTTTGATAAAAATAAGAAATCTAATTTTAATAAAAAATATGTTTGCATAGCAACTCAATCCACTCTTCAATGTAAATACTGGAATAATAAAAATGGTTGGATTGAGGTTGTTAACTATCTTAATGAATTGGGTTACGATGTGGTTTGTATTGATCGTCATGAAAATTTTGGATTATCGCCTAATCACATGAACAATATTCCACACAACGCTATCAATAAAACAGGAGATTTTTCTCTGCATGATAGAATTAATGATTTATATCATTGTGAATTTTTTATAGGTTTAGGTTCTGGATTGTCTTGGTTAGCTTGGGCTTGTGAAAAGCCAGTCATTATGATTTCTGGTTTTTCAGATCCTAAATCTGAATTTAATACTCCTTATAGAATTCATAATAAAAATGTTTGTAATAGTTGTTGGAACGATCCATCATTAGTACTTGAGAGAGAAAATTGGTTGTGGTGCGCTAAGAATAAAGACTTTGAATGTTCTCGCGAAATAACATTTGACATGGTGAAAGAAAAAATAGATCTTTGTATTCAAGATTCGTCAAAAAAATGAAAGTTAAAATAACTATAACCACTTCTTCTTTAGGAGATACCATTGGTGCTGTTGCTCAAGTAGATAAATATCAAAAATTAACAAACAACGAAGTAGGTTTTTATATAAATAATTCTTATGTTTGTCTCTTTAAAGATTCTTATCCTAATATAAAATTTAATCCAATAAATTTTGAATACGAAAATCAAAAATTAATAAATTTTTATTTTGATCGTCCTTTGCAGAAAGGGTTTTCTGATGATTTAGGAATGGAGTACGAAGAAATAAATACAAAAATAGATAATCATATTGGTGCGCGACCAATCAAGCAAAAATATATAACTATCTCCACTCATTCTACTCATCAAGGCCGTTACTGGAATAACGATAATGGATGGAATGATTTAATAAGATACCTTAAGTCTAAATATGATGTTTCTACTGTCTGTATAGATAGAGATTACTTGTTTGGGATAAAATCTTGTATGAATCTCATACCAAAAAAAGCAATTGATCGATCAGGTTTAAATTTACAAGAATGCGTTAATTATATTAACCATGCAGAGTTTCATGTCGGAACCTCAAATGGATTATCTTGGCTGGCGCACGGAATTAATAAACATGTCTTATTAATATCGAACGTGACTAAACCTTGGTGCGAATTTACTACAAATATAACAAGAATTTATGATGATTCTATCTGTAATGGTTGTTTGAATGAAGAGCGATTTGACGCAACAAATTGGTTATGGTGTCCGAGGCAGAAGAATTTTGAATGCACCAAGAAAATTTCTTTTGAAAGTTTTAAATCCAAAATAGATGATTGCGTAATTAATTTATGATAAATTTATTAGTAGATGAGGCTTATGCTTTTGATTATCTTAGTATTTTAGAAGTTAAAAAACAAAAATCTTCTATATCTAATGACGCTTGGACCAAATGTTATGTATATTTACAAAATCAATTTGATAATGAAAAATGGTTACACATGATGCATTCAAAAGAATATGAAAACATGATTAAAGCTAATGAATTAACATTTGATGCGGTTGATAAAGCTAAAAATAATGAAGTAACCGCACAACACGTTGATTATTGTAATTATCAAAGATATTCAGCAAAACAAAATTTTCAAAAGAAATTTTTTACATCTGATTTGTCTGAGTTAAAGATAGGTTACGAAAAATATGAAAACTAATAATGAACTATATGTCGAATCCGCTAAATTCGTACAAAATATTTTACTCGAAAACAATATAAAATGTTTTTTAATAGGAGGCTCTTTAATAAATTCTATAAGAGATAATGGAGTTTTAAATACAGATGATATAGATTTTGCAATTTTGAATGACAATGACGATGTCGATAATATGGATAAATTAAACCCTATATTTGAAAAATATTTAGGATATTACGCTTGGGAAAAACATCATAACCTTTTCTCTATATATATTTATGGTGATTACAAAAAGAAAATAGATTTTTTTAAATTCTCAAAAAGACATTTAAATTATTATATGTATGATCTCACTTGGATACACGAAAGAATAAATCATTTTCAAACATTTAAATCTGAAGAGGTTATTTTAGAAAATAAAAGTTTTTTAACAATGTATAGGCCGGATTTGTTTTTAAAAACAGTTTATGGCGATTACTCTAAATCGACAAATGAATATAAAAATATACACGGAGGAAATACAGAGCATCTTCAAGAGTGTGTTTACTATATTGATCCTAATAATTTCAAAACAATAGATTTTAAAATAGAAAATTTAAAATTTTTTTTCAAAACCGTATTAATTAAAAAAAATATATCCGATATAGATAAAAATAAAATTAATATTTTCGATGATATCTATGTTGATAAATTTGACACAAATAAAAATTTATTTTATAAAGATTTTACTAAATTTTTAATAAAAAATAAAATTGAGTTTAGCGATTTTTAATTATTCGATTTATTATATCAGAAGTGCAAATATGGCTAGTTCTATCTAGTAGTATTAATTTATTTTCACTTACTTGATAGTATTTTTTTATATACTCTTCTTCTTCTCGCCCAGCAAAAACATAATCGGCTCTCAGCTTATTTAATAAATCATCTGTAGTGATTAAATCTGCATTTTCATACACTTCATCAACATATTTGCAACAACGTATCATTTCCAAACGATCTGAATATAGAATAATTGGGGCGTTTTTATAGGTAGTTACTTGCTCGTCACTATGAACGCCTACTATAAGTTTATCGCAATTTTCTTTTATTCTCTTAAATAAGTTTACATGTCCTACGTGAAATAGATCATAAACTCCGTATGTATATGCGGTCATAGCGTTAAATATTTAAAAATATATTCATAATAATCACACTGATGTTTAATTGTAAATCTTGAGTTAGCGTTTTTATAACAATTTTCAGGATTGATAA